GGGACCACTCTGCACACCGCCAAGACATGGCTATACTGCAAATCATGGTCAGACGAGCTATAACGTTATATTCAATTAACCGCTTTATATAATCCATTTGTACTACGGTACAATTTTCACCGTCCCTGAATCGTTAAATAATGCTCCCGACTCAAGACCTGTCGATGATATCGGCAGATCAGTTAACGTGATTTTTGTTCCCCGTAACTCTCCCGGAGTTCTTTCTTGCTCAATAAATATTTCAAGCGCCCTCAATAAGTCCTGCATATAAGACACAGAATACTCTGATGTAGGCTCTGGAAGTCTGGGCGGTGGTACGTTTTTTAATGCCATTATCGTCTACCGTCAGGCCTTACTTCAACTCTAGGAGATCCTAGTTTCCATTTTGTTCCTAGGGCTGATGAGTCAATTCTTACGGCAAAAGATCGGCCTCTAACCCTAAGATTTAAAAGCTCAGTAAATGTTTCCACTGGAGAAGAGGCTGTTCTTATGGTGTTGCCTGATGATGTGCTGTTGTAAGCCGCGCCCGGCTCTGTTCTTGCCTTCAATGTAAACGTTGCCTGCGGGCTTGCAAGTTGAGTTGATCCTGAGAATGTTAAATCTGGTATTACAGTTGTGGCTAGGCTGAACCTGTCACCGTCACCAATATCCATAGGTGCGGATTCTATAAACGAGTTCATTGCAGAGCCATCATCGTCATACTCAAACTCATGGTTATACAAGTACCCGCTTTCTGCGGCTATAGGATATGTCCTAGTTCCTCTGTCAATCCAAGCTGAACGATCAATTGTGCCATAGTACCAAGTCTTGTCTTTGTAATTGTATATAACGTATTTATCTATTTCCCCTGTTCCGCCGTTAGAAAGGGAGTTTGAGTCAGACGGATAAAGCCATATAACCTCAGAAAACTCAGAGTTAATGCCGCCGTAAACCTTGTCAGTCTGAGCTAAGTTAAAATCGTTGAACACATGATTTTTAACGGTGCATTCTAGCTGTGTTGTTTGACCTGAATAAGTGTAGAAGTTATCTATGCCCATCCAGTAAACAACGTCCTCTGTTGCTACGGCAGAGTTTGGCCCCATAATAGTGATGTTTGATGCCAGTTGCTGTAGACCAAATGTAAATGGCGGGCCGATAAACCTCATTGAGTGAAGAGATGTATCTGTCCACACAAGAATCTCACGCTTTGTTTCTACTGCCTGAACAAACTGAGATCCTGATCCAAGAATCAAATCTCCAGCAGTATTTGCGTCTGTAGGAAACCAATCAACGGCATTTTCCTGAGAGGAAAACCTAATAAGCAATGGATCTTGCACACCGTTGCCTTGGGTGGCAGATGCGCTGGCTCCTATGGCGTCACACCCAAACGCAATAACGTGCCTGTCCTGATCAGACACTAGAACTTGTTTAGCAACTTGTGGCGCAGACTTGGCCCCACTTAAAGTAGAAATCTCTACTGCCCTAGAAGAAAGGCCAGTACCCTTGTCCCAGTAATAAACATTAGAGTCTCTTGGATTAATAATAAGATCTTCGCCAAAGTTGTCGTGTGACCAGATTCGTATGTTTGTTGTAGTGGTCAAAGAAGAGCTTGAACCCCATGTGCCTCGCCCCCATGTACCCGCTCCCCAGCCAGTTCCACCAACCTGAGAGTTTAGACCAACGTTAATTTGATAAGCTCCCACAACAGAGGAGCCGCCATTAGCAGTATCAGATGCATTGGCAGTTACAGAAACAACTATTTCATATTGGCTTGAGCTAGTAACATTAGTAACTTGATGCTCTGCGTTTAGAATAGCCGCAGTAACATTGCCACCAAGAGAGGCAGAGCCGCTAAATGTCACAAAGTCATTTTGGATAGCGCCGTGATTGGCGTCCGTTACCGTTATTGTTGACGATCCATTAGTGGCAGAGAAGGTCACATCTCCAGCGGCGGTTGTGTTTCTTAGTGGGGTAATATCGTTGAAGGCCCCGCCTTCCTCAATATAATACTTTAAATGAGTACCAAGGCCTAAGAAGTTTGATCCGTCTAATGTTATCCAGTTGTGCAGAGCGCGGCAAACGCCTTGAAACTGATTTGCAGAATACTTTAGCCACCCACCAATCTTCTCAGGATACCCAAGACGAAAGCGCACCTTATCGCCATCTACCCATCCGCCTTCATTTGAATAGGATGTAATGTCTTTGTTTATGCCCGGTCTAAATTGTAATTTTTGTAAAGGCATATTTTTACCTACGAAGGTTGAGTGTAGCTGTTAGAGTTATAAAATGTCCCCAGCATGATATCTGAGCCTTTTGACCAGCCAGATGGATTCTTTAACCGAAATCCATACCATTTGTAACCATTTGATCTCGCGCTTGAAACATTGTTGGTTGCAAATGAAATAATCCCAGTATTGTAATAACCACCTGTATACGTTATAGCGCTTATAAGGCCAGCACTGTCCCAAGTAATGCTGTAACTTCTACTGCCGCCTTGACTTCCGCTTGATCCCGCGTTCCATTGACCAACTATATTAGTTACAGTAGAGAGACTTGTGCCGCCATAAAGGATAACGTGTCCCGTGTTAGGGTTTACATCTTCGTTTTGCTGAACTGTAATTGAAGCGCTAGTAATAAATCCTGTTCCCGCGTGGAAAACAGGCTGGTAACAAAGGGTATTAGTGCCAACGCTAAAACCAAAAGGAGCCGACGCCGCATTGCCATTGCCGAAATAACTTGACGTAAGACCAACGGCTGAGTTTCCGTAACCGTAGTCCATATTAACTTGCAGGCTTCTAGTGGTTGTGCCAGAGCCGCCATAAAAATTAGACATACTTATAGCGCCGCTTGCTGGAACGCTTGAGTTTATTGCGTTGTTAGCAACATAAGATCCGCCTCTATAATATTCTGACATACCAATTGGGCTTGATCCACCAAACGAGGCCTGCACCTGAGAAAGGGAAAGTGACCCTGATGAGGGTAAAGCTGGCATGATTAAACACCACTATATGCTACTATGTCGTCTTCGACATTGAGCGTACCAGCGGAAGTCATTTGTGCCTTTGTATCACCATTGTACTTAAATAGAAGATTGTTACTGCCATCAACTTCTATAGTCCAGTTGCCTAATGTAAGGCTAGATCCTAAACTAGATGAGGCACTGGCGAAAGAAAGCGTACCAGACCCGTTTGTGGTCAAAACTTGATTTGCTGTGCCATCTGTAGCTGGGTAAGAAAGATTACTTATAAGAACCTTGCCAGTTCCGTTTCCGTCTAAAGATAAGTTGGCATTTGTATTTGTAACAGTTATGGCGTTTCCGTTAATGTTTACGTTGTCTACATCTAGGTCGCCAACAATATTTGTTGTGCCAGTTACATTAACGGCCCCTGTTCCATGTGGAACTATTCCTATATTCCCATTTGAAACAGAGACAATAGACTGCCCATTAACATCTAAATCTCCCCCAAGCTGAGGAGTCAAATCGTTCACAAGATCAGTGTTGGGCGTCAAGGATTTAAAAACTCCGGATGATCCGCCGCCATCACCAGTAACCGCTTGAGTAGCACCAGAAGCAATCTCTACACCATTTGATGTAGAGTAAGTAACGCCCTTATATATTACTCTACAAGCGGAGTCTGTTTCGTTTTTGATGCTGTAATGCTTTTCTTGATCTGTAGGTGTTACCCTAAGCTCAAATGTCGCCCCCGGAGATCCTGTTAAAACAATAACAGTCTTGATGCCGTCAGAAACAGACCCGTCATTTGTTGTCAGATCTTGGCTACCAACTATAGAAATCTGAGCCTGCCCATGAAGAGCTTCGTCAATAATGTCAAAGTTAGTGTTGGTAGTTATGCCCCATGTACCTGACTGATCCCCAGTACCCGGCTTTTCTATCCCCGTATTTTGTGTATATGTACTTGGCATTTAAACCACCTTTTCAGTCCATGTTTCTATTGTACCACTCGCGTTTATAGGTGTCCACGCACCGCCAGAAATACTTATCTGTACCCATGTTTCGGCTGGAGTACCCGCGTTTATCTTCGCCCACAACAAATCCCCATCTGCTTCTTGAGTGAAAGAAAAATCTACATTGAAGTCGTTTCTGTAAATTAAAATGCCAGCAGTTTCTATAAGGTCGAATGTAAAGCTATTTTCAGATGAGGCGCTGGTTACTATACCTCCAGCAGTCGAGCTTTCAAATTCAGAGGATTGCTCAGATAAACCTGAAGCAGTAAAATTAGCCGCCGCCGACTGAGTAAAGTTAGCAGACTGATCTGAAGTTCCGCTGGTTATTTTTAAGGCATCTGATTTTTGTGTAAAGTTTGCAGACTGTTCAGACTGAGCCACAGCGGTTTTTATCGCTTTAGAAGCCTGATCAAAACTTATAACTTGACCAGATATAGCAGTAGCAAATCTAGTTGGTGCTGACTCTTGTGTAAAATCAAAAGATGATTCTGAGATACCAGTAAGGACTCCAGAGCCAACACGGCTTATACTGGATATAGCATCCATGCTAGACACGCCTGAGAATACAGGAGAGCTAATTTGAGATGAGGTAAAGTTTGCATCAACAGATCCAGAGCCAAAGGTCAAAATACCATGACTTGCTATAGCTCTCTCTGTTATACAAAACTCACCAAACATTATCCTGAAATTTCCATAACAGTAAATGATTGTGTGCCGACTACTGCACTTCCAACGCCAATATTTAAATCTGAAACAGAACTATTATATTTTCGGCCTCTAATTGTATATGTTCTAGCTGACGTACTACTAGCACTTATCGAATGGCTCATTGTTATATAGGAGAAAATACGAGTTTCATCTTTGTATTCAGTAAAAGGGCCTGAGCCATCCATCGGTTGAGTATTAAGCTGTGTATTTCCTTCAAAAAAAGCTAAACCATAACCGTTTGCTCCACTCGTTTGTTGCGAAACATTACCAGACCAGATCAATAATATTGTACTGTTTGATTTCTTTGGCGTAAAAGTAATTGATACAGAAGAGGCGGTATAAGTGTTTCCTGTAATAGCAGTGTTTGATCCACTTGTGTCTGTTGCAACTTGAATAACAGAACCAGAAGGCAAATTACCAGACGGAACGGTAGCGCTTGTCCCTAACAGATTAGAAAGATTACGGGCGTTACTCATACCTTACTCCGGCTTCACAGGCCAAACAACAGTGTCTAGCGATTGATAGGTGTCGGTTATGTCACGCAGTGCCTGACGATAAGATGCGCGATCCGAAGACATGGTAAGATCAGATGATGCCCACCAATCTGTTTCAGCGATACGTCTATTACGCTCTTCACGAAGTAGTTTTAAAGGCTCTTCTAGGTTAAGCTCGGATAACTTTTTTTCAATTGCATTCCATGTAATGCCCTGCCAGTCGTCATCTTCATAAGACTCGATAGCTGTGCCGCTGTCATCTTCGCCCATAATCACAGAGAACATAGTGTTGAACTCATAAGCATCGGTTGGCTCTCCGCGTAGAACCCACTGAATGTCTGGATTTAATTCTTTGATTGCTTCTGATACTGATGCCATGTTTTTAACCTATTAATTTTGCTGAAAACACAGTTGCGCCTTCATGGTCACTGGTGGTATGCGGCATATAAACACTATTCCAACCTACCGCTACTTGTTCGCCAGCAGTTAATTCTAAAAACCCAGAATAGGACAATGTATAATAGGCATAATCATTAGATGTCCAAACCCTATAAATTTCTTCACCAGTAGTCCCATTAGAATCTAGCTTAATAACAACTAAAGCACGATAATTAGTTGAGCCACTGCCATGCCC